TCTTTCCTATCTGTGACAGTACAGAATTACGCAGGACAACAGACATTCTCTGTTGAATTGCTAGATCGTACATCTCCAGCATTCTTCGATGAACTCGTTCGCAACATGGCAGCAGCTTACGCAAAGGCAACAAACGCAGCAGTAAACGCAGCGCTTATTGCAGGTGCTACAGCAGATGGCACAACAACAACAACATATCCAACAGCTTCTGAGCTTCTTGGAATTGTTGCTCGCGGTTCAGCTTCTGTTTACGGAGCTACAGCAGGACTTGCAAATCCATTTGCTCGCAACATGATCGTATCAACAGGACAATGGTCAAACATCATGTCTCTTAACGATGCAGGTCGTCCAATCTACACAGCATCACAGCCAATGAACGCAGGCGGAGCAGTAGCGCCTACATCACTCACAGGCAATGTTGCAGGACTCAACCTATATGTTGATCCAACAAACGCTGGCGATGGCGATGGAACAATCCTTATCGTGAACCCAGATGCTTACACATGGTATGAGTCACCAACCTACCGCCTTCGTGCAGAATCAACAGCAGCAGGTCAAGTAACTATTGGTTACTACGGCTTTGGAGCAATCGCTACAAAGGTCGGCGCTGGCGCATTCAAGAACAACAAGGCATAAGTAACACCCTAAGTCGCTGGGGGTGGGTCGCAGCCCTTGACCCACTCCCAGTCTTTAGAAAGGATTAGAAATGGCACTAACCACAGTCGCAGAACTTCGATCAGCGCTCGGTGTCGGTTCTCTATATCCTGATGCAACTTTGCAAGAAGTGTGCGATGCCTCTGATGCAGTCCTACTTCCAATGCTTTGGTCAAATGTTTATTTCAACGTGGCGCATAGCAACACAACCACAGTAGGCACTCTTTACTTTGACCAAATTGTTAAAGATACATTTTATGTCGGTCAGACAATCGTTGTAACAAATAATGAAGCGCATTTAAATGGCTCAAAGACCATTACAAGCGTTGGCGATTACACAATTACTTTTAACATCAACGGAACACCAGCAGCACGCCCACGCCATGAAGTGAATCCTTATGGCACAGTAACTGCTAGCACCACAACAGACTGGTCAGAAGATAAGGCAGTTCAACAAGCTGCACTCATGATTAGCGTGGACATTTGGCAGGCTCGCCAGGTTAGCTCTACAGGCGGCGTTTCTCCGGACTTTACTCCTAGCCCTTATCGCATGGGTAACACTCTATTGGCTCGCGTTCGAGGACTTATTGCTCACGCGCTTAGCCCTAATTCGATGGTCGGATAATGCCAGTTGCTCTCACTACTCTTAGAACCACGATTGCGACTGCTTTAGTCGATAACACTAAGTGGCAGACATTTGCATTCCCACCAGCCACAGTTCTTGCTAACTCAGTAATCGTTAGCCCTTCTGATCCATATTTAGAGCCTAATAACAATCAACATAACACGATTGCACCAACTGCTAATTTTAAGATAATCATAACTGTTCCTTTATTCGATAATGAAGGCAACCTTAATGGAATTGAAGATGCCCTTGTGGGTGTGTTCAACAAACTCGCAGCATCCTCATTGACCTATAATGTGGGAGCAGTTAGTCAGCCAAGCGTTCTGAACGCCCAATCTGGCGACCTGCTTACTTGCGAGATGTCACTATCCGTTCTAACTACCTGGAGCTAAACCATGACCGATATGGAACAATGGGAAAAAGAAAACGAAGCATTCCTGGCTAAAATCGGTCAGGTAAAGCAAGCAGTATCAAAGCCAGCATCTACCAAGAAAGACGAGGAATAATCTTCATGGCTATCTTCTTAAATAACAAGGTCGGCGTTAAGATTAACTCCGTTGATCTTTCTGACCATGTAACAGCAGTAACAATCAATCGTTCATTTGAGGAAATCGAAGTGAGCGCGATGGGTGATAATTCCAGAAAATTTACAAAAGGTCTGGAAGTTTCAACCGTAACTATCGACTTTTTGAACGACACCGCATCAGCGAATGTTCTTGCAACACTTCAAGCTGCATGGGGAACAACAGTCACAGCAGTATTCTTGCAGGAAAAGGGAACAGCAGTTTCTGCTACAAACCCTCTTTACACAGTTTCATTGTTAGTCAATAACACAACAGACATCAATGGTGCTGTTGGCGATATTGGTACACAATCAATCACATTTACTGCGAACTCAACCATTGCAGTAGCATCAACAGGTACTTTCTAAAAAACTAAACAAAGGGGCAAAAAATGGCAAGGTTAAAAGTAACAAGGGCAGATGGACAAGTTGGGGAATACTCAATTACTCCATTGATACAATACGGATTTGAGATTTATGCCAAGAAGGGCTTTCACAAGGCTATAATCGAGGATTCTAAAATGAGCGACATCTTTTGGCTTGCTTGGGAATGTATCCGCCGTTCGGGTGAAACTGTAAAACCGTTTGGGGAACAGTTTATTGAAACTTTAACTTCGGTTGAAGTTCTCGATGACGAACCTTTAACGTAGGGCGAGACTCGATCACCTTCCTCATCGCGAAACTTAGCGTGAGGCTCGGGATCTCGCCAACACAATTATTAGAGCTAGATGAAGTGATGTTAAAGAACCTAATCAAGGTTCTACAGGAAGATGCGAAGGAGATAGCCAATGCCAGCAACCGTCAAAGGCGGCGTTGAACTCCGTAAGGCACTTCGCAGATTCGCACCAGAATTAAGCAAAGAAACACAGAAGGAAATCGCAAGCGTTCTAAAGCCTGTTGTAAAAGAAGCTAGAGGATATGTCACCGTTTCGCCATTAAGTAATTGGGCGCGTGAAGGTGGCAAGTTCCCTGTGTTTAACGCATCTATTGTCAAGCGCGGTATTGGTTACAAGACAACACCATCAAAACCTAATCGCAGAGGCTTTACAGCATTAGCGCAGATTCGCAACCGTTCAGCAGCTGGTGCTATCTATGAAACAGCAGGTCGCAGAGCGCCAGGCACAAAGCCGTCATCACGCCCTAACTTTGCTCAGGCAATGGGCCCACTAACTGGCACAGGCAAAGAGCGTGGTCGCTTGATTTACAAGGCTTGGGAGAATGACAAAGGCAACGCTACAAAGGCTGTTCTAAAGGCTATTGACAATGCTGGCAAGACTTTCAATCGAATGGTAGGCACTCGCTAATGGCTAATGTAGTAATTGATATTGCAGCCGAATACACCGGCAATAAAGCATTTAAGCAGGCAGAAACCGCTACATCTAAACTAGAGAAGTCCGTTGCTAAATTAGGTAAGCAACTTGCTGGAGTCTTTGCAGCTTCTAAGTTGTACGCATTTGGCAAAGAGTCAGTCAAGGCATTCGCAGCAGATGAAAAGGCTGCACGATCATTAGCCTTAGCCTTAGCAAATACTGGCAACGCCTTTGCAGCCATCGAAGTTGAAAAGTTCATTGGTGACTTACAGCGCGTTACAGGCGTTTTAGATGATGACCTTCGCCCAGCGTTTAGAACGCTTCTTACAGCCACAGGCGATGTTAAGAATTCACAAGATGCGTTAGCACTTGCTTTAGATATTAGCGCTGGTACAGGGCGCGACTTAGGTCAAGTCTCTGTTGCTTTATCTCGCGGCTTTTTAGGTCAGACAACAGCGCTTAGCCGTCTTGGTGCAGGACTAGACAAGGCAACACTCAAAGCTGGTGACATGGATGTCATTATCGGAGAACTTACAAACAAGTTCAGAGGACAAGCACTAGCTGCTGCCGAAGGCTATGCAGGTGCGATTGCCAAACTAACTGTTGCATCCAATAACGCTAAAGAGATTATCGGTAAAGACCTTCTAGATGCCATGCAGATGGTTGCAGGCAAGGATGGCATTGGCGGAGCAACAACAGCAATGGAAGGCTTTGCCACACAAATTGGTAATGCAATTTATGGCATCGGTGTTCTTGCAAAAGCAATCAAGTCATTGCCAGGCGCAGGCTTTATTGGCGATGTTCTAAATGCTGGCACTCAGATTTCAGGATTAGGACTTCTTTCAAGATTAGGTGCATCAAGCAAGGCTCGTTCAGCAGGCACACCACAGCAATCGCCTGGAGAACGACTTGCTATCGACAGAATCAATAAAGAAGGCCTTAGACTACAAAAGCAACAAAACAATCTAAAGAAGATTGATAATGATTCTACAGCTCGAAAAATTACCCTTACAGGCGATGAACTAGCACTTAAAGAACTTGAGAAGAAGTTTGATGTTGAACGCATTGGATTGTACGCAGCTCTTAACCAATCAGCCGATGAAGAAACCAAAATGCGCCTCTTATCCAAGATTGCAATCTATGATCAAAATGCTGCTATGGCAGGAATGATTAAGAAGGCTAATGAGGCAGAGAATGCTTTTGCGGCATTTATCGAAGCGCTACGAGCAACTATTAGAGGAATGCTCGATGCTGTTGCCCCACAGGTTAAACAATTACAAACTTTGACAGGCCCAAGCACTCCATTAGATGTACAAAGGGAAATAGTTCGCAGTAAATTAGATTTAGCAATGCCAGACCTATCAGCATTGCAAAGCCGACTTGGACAATTTAGCAGCTCATCAGGCGGAGCAGCATCCGTTGTAGTTAATGTTCAAGGATCAGTTACAACAGAGCGCGATCTAGTCAATGCCATCACTCAGGGCATTTACAATAATCAGGCTTCCGGAATCCCAATCTCCTATTCGACTGCGTACAGATAATGGCATTACCAGCAACCCTTTCAGTCAAGATAAATCTATCGGGTGGAGCTTCATTCGGTAATCCGTTTATCTTGGGTACTTCACAACTGGGTTTTGCTGAACTAGCTTCTGCCATTCCTGTCATTGTCGATGTTTCTGCTCAGACCACAAACATCTCAACCCGTAGAGGGCGCAACCTTTTGCAGGATAATTACGAGTCAGGTCAGGCAACTATCAGAGTTGTAGATCCAAACGGTGACTTCAACCCACAGAACACCTCTAGCCCCTATTACGGGCTATTACAGCCACTTAGGAAGATACAGGCATCTGCTATCTATGGCGGCGTTACTTATGGCTTATTTGGCGGTTACATCACCGAATATCGCTATACCTATCCAACAGGTCAAGAAACAGGATATGTAACCTTTATCTGCTATGACGCATTCCGCTTGATGTATAACTCGAATGTCACAACCGTTACAGGTGGCACAGCAGGGCAGACAACGGCGCAGCGCGTCCAATCTATTCTTAGCATGATTGCCTGGCCGCCTGCATTCACCAGCATTGGCACAGGAGCTACGACTTGCGTGGCAGACCCTGGCACAACTCGCACAGTCCTAGAAGCAATTCAGACCGCTGAGTTCACAGAGCAGGGCGCGTTCTACATCGATGAGAACGGCGTGGCAACCTTTAAGGGCAGACAATTTGTGGTGGATGCCCAAGCTGCTAGTCCAACAGTATTTAATCAAACAGGCACAGGCATTAACTATGCAGGAATCACCTTTGCCTTAGATGACAAGACAATCGTAAACAAGGCTACTGTGACCCGTATCGGTGGCACAGCACAGACTTATTCAGATGCGACATCTATCGCTGCTTACTTCACACGATCCATCACCGCATCCGATATGTTGATGCAAACTGATGCCAATGCCCTAGCTCTTGCTACTGCCTATGTGACAAGCAAGAAGGACACCAGCATTCGCATTGAAACCATCACACTAGACTTGGTGACTCCGAACTACTCAGCAGGCGTTACAGCAGCTTTAAGCCTTGACTTCTTTAACACAGTAGATATAACCAATGAACAACCTGGTGGATCAACTATTCAAAAGAAGCTACAGATTCAGGGCATAGCCCACACAATCACCCCTAACACATGGGTGACCACTTTTGCTACGCAGGAGCCTTTACTCGATGTTATGTATTAGAATTGACCCTATGAAAGAGGTGTGCTAATGGCTGTTGGACTTCCGCTTAAAACGACCTATGCGAATGGAGATGTCTATTCCGCATCAGATGTAAATGATACGAATGGCACAATTAACGCC